GGCGCGAGGAGCTGGCCATCCGCGAGGCGGCGCTCATCGCATCCCTGATGGAGCCCCTGCGCGACGCCTGCCAGCTCGCCGGCGAGGCCCTGGGGCTGCCGGTGACCTGGGGCGGCCTCGATCCGCTGGTCGATGGCCACCCCTGGGCTACACTCTCCACCGGGGAGCGGGCCATCTGGTGGACCGCAATGCTCGCCGGCATCCACGGCCTGGAGGGCGAGGAGCGGCCCGACAGGTGCCGCCTGCTGCTGCTGGACAATCTGGAGGCCCTGGATCCGGACCACCAGCGCACCCTCGGGGGGCTGCTGCTCCAACTCCTGGAGCGCGGCCTGCTCCACCAGGTGGTGGCCGCCCACGCCGGCGAGGAGGTGCCCGCGATCATGGAGAGCTGGAGCGCGGAGCCCGACTCCGGAGCCCGACTGATCTGGCTCGGACTGGACCAGGGCGAGCCCACCGAGGTGGTGGGCTGATGCAACTCTCCCCCGCCCAACTCCAGGCCGTCACCTGCCGCGACCCGCGGATCGGCGTGCCCGCGGGCCCGGGCTCGGGCAAGACCCGGGTCCTGGTGGAGCGGGTGGCCGCCCTCCTCGAGGAGGGGGTGCCCTCGGGGCGCATCCTCTGCGTGACCTACACCCGGGCCGCGGCCGCGGAGATGCGGGCCCGGCTCACGGCCGCGGTGGATGAGCGGCTCTGCCGCCACCTGACCATCTCGACCTTCCACGCCTGGTGTGCCCGCTGGGTGCGCGACCACGCCAGCCTGACTCCTCTCACCCGGACCTTCACCGTCTACGATCAGGACGATCACGAGGATGTGGCTCGGGTGGCGATCCGCCGCCTTGGAGCGGAGGTGCCCGTGGCCCATGTGGTCGCGACGGAGTTCCGCCCGCCGAAGTCCTGGTCGGCAGCGCAGCGCTCTGCCTGCCTGGCGGCGCGTGCGGCCGTCCGGGACCTGCTGATCACCATCAACGCCGCCACCTTCGACGGCCTGATCGGCCACGCTCGAGACCTGGTGGAGGACGGCCACGGCCCCGACTACGAACACATCCTCGTGGACGAGGTCCAGGACGGCGACCCCCTCCTGCTCGATCTGCTCCAGGCCATCGACCCTCCCCACCTGTTTGCCGTGGGGGACGTGGATCAGAGCCTCTACGGCTTCCGGGGGGCGAAGCCGCGCCTCTTCCTGCGCTACTTGGACGACCCCGAGACGACCACCATCCCCCTCTCCGAGTGCTACCGCTGCCGGCCGGAGATAGTCCAGGCCGCCAACCGCCTCATCGCCCACAATCAGGACCGCTGGCCCGAGCCGCTGGTGCCCGTGCGTGAGCCTGGAGGCCAGGTGCAGGCCCTGGTGGCGGCTGACGAGCAGGAGCAGGCCCGGATCACCGGCGCCGCCTGCCTACGCAGCCTCGACAAGCACGGCCTGACGGTCGCCGTGCTCTGCCGCAGCAATCGCGAGGTCCGCACCATCGGCGAGGCCCTGAGCTCGGCCGGGGTCGCCCCCCTCGAGGTCGTCACGCGAGACACCGACCCGTGGTCCAGCGAGCCCGGGCGGGACCTGCTGCGCCTGCTGCGCCTGGTGACCAACCCCGGGGACGACGTGGCCCTCCACGGGATCGCCGGCCCCTTCCTCGCCGATGCGGAGTGGGCGGGCCTGGAAGCCCGAGCCTGGAAGGAGGAGGCGCGACTTTGGGACGTACTGGCCGAGGGTGCGCCCGCCGAGTTGGGGCCAGCCCTGGCGGCTATCAGCAAGGCACGCGAGGCCGAGACCGGCCCCCTCGACACAGGTGAGCTCCTGGTCCCCTGGCTGCGCGACCGCTATCGCGAGCAGCTCCGGGAGACCAAGGCTCGCCGCGTGGAGGAGCTACTGGACGCACTGGCAGCACTGGAGAGCAGCGGAGCCGTGAGGGTGGAGACCGCCCTGGACGTGGTGACCTTCCGGTCGATCCAGGACCGGATGCCGCGCACTGACCCGGATGAGCCCCACGTCGTGATTTCGACGATCCACGCGGCCAAGGGACTGGAGTGGCCGGTGGTGATCATGCCCGGCATGGCCATGGGCCGGTTCCCGCTCCGCGAGGCAAGCGAGGAGGAGCGCCGGCTCGCCTTCGTGGCTCTGACTCGGGCCCAGGAGGCGGCATATCTGCTGACCCCGCAGACGATAGCGGGTTGGCGAGGGGGGCAGAGGCCGGTTGCGCCCTCCCCCTTCGTGGAGGAGGCCATATGCTGAAGGTCGAGATCACCCGCATCGTCGAGTCGCCCCTCAACCCCCGCCGCCGCTGGGACGAGGCCGCGCTCCAGGATCTGGCCGACTCCATCCTGCAGCTCGGCATTCTTCAGCCCCTCGTGGTGCGGCCCCAGGGCGCCGGCTACGAGCTGGTCTGCGGGGGCCGGCGCCTGCGAGCTGCTCACCTGGCTGGCCTGACCACGGTCCCGGTGGTGGTGCGCGAGCTCGAGGACGACGAGGTGGCCATGTGCCAGCTCGTCGAAAACTCCCAGCGCTCCGACGTGAGCTCCGTCGAGGAGTCCGACGCCATCGCCCGGCTGGTGGACGCCGGCGTGGAGCCGGAGGAGATCGCGGAGCGCCTGGGGCGGCCCCTGCGGTGGGTGCAGAGCAGGCTCCGGCTCCAGGCGCTGATCGAGCCCTACCGCCAGCTCCTGGAGGATGGCCGCATCCCCCTCGGAGGCGCTCTCATGCTGGCCGCCCTGCCCCGAGAGCGGCAGGATGAGCTGGCCGCGGACGACGCCTACGACGCGATCCGCCCGGACGCCGAGCGGTACGACCAGCCCCGCACCTGGACTCGGAGAGAGATCCGGTCCGCCATCGAGCGGCGCTGCCGCTGGCTGGACCAGGCCCCCTGGCCCCTGGAGCAGCCGCTCGGCCCGCGGGCATGCCTGGTCTGCCGGACTCGCTCCGGCGCTCAGCCGGACCTGTGGGGCGAGGCCCGAGGCGGCGACCGCTGCCTCGACCCGGCATGCTGGGAGCAGCACCGGAAGGCGTGGCTCCAGCACCTGCGGGACAGCGGGGCCGACATCCGCGAGGGCTACCCCGACGACCCTGTGGCCTGGGAGCAGGCCAGTGACATCCCGAGGCGGGCGCCGGGTACCTGCGAGGTCTGCGGCCAGCCCGAGGAGGAGTGCCGGGGCACTGACGAGGACCCCTGCACCTGCCCCTACTGCGGGGAGTCCGACTGCTGCCAGGAGTGCACCGCGGCCGTCGCGGCTGCTCCCACCTGGGACGAGCTGGCCCCGGAGTCCGTGCCCCGGGTGGCGTGGGTGGATCCCACCGGCCGCGTCACCATGCGCCTGCCCGCGGCCGAGCTGGCCGCCGCCATGCGGGAGCTGGGGCGAGCCGACCTGGCCGACCAGGTGGACCCCGGGGACGTGGAGGAGCGGGCGGCCGCCCGCGAGGAGGGCCGGGAGGCGGCGGAGCGGACTCGGCAGGAGCGCGCACGCCGCAAGGCCCAGCTCGATGATGATATGGCCGAGCTGGCCCACCGGGTCGAGGCCCTGCGGCGGGAGGGCGCCGAGCGCGTCGAGGAGCTGCTGCCCGAGGTCCTGCGGGCCGTGCTGATCGAGGTCCAGCACGACACGCTCCAGGCGGTCTGCCGCCGCCGCGACGTGCTGATCCCCGACGAGGGCCACGACCGGCCCCCCCGGGAGGGCATGCGGGCCTACATCGACGCCATGGCCGGTGAGGAGGCGGAGGACGTGGCCGAGATGTGGGGGCTCCTGGTCGAGCTACTGGCCACGCAGAGCGCCCGCGTCTGGGCCGAGCACGACTGGCTGCCCGAGCACGCCCCGTGGCTGCGGCTGAGGGTGGTCATGGGGCTCGCGGAGGCCCCGGAGGAGGACGAGAGATGACCCCCTGGTCCACCCTTTGCCCCGCCTGCGCGGCAGCCAGGACGACCGACCCCGAGGAGCCCGAGTGCTCCCGGGAGGGCAATTGCTGGGATGCCCGCTACGCCCAGGAGAGAGCCCTGCGCGAGGCCCTGCGGCGGATCGACTCATCCCCCCGTGACCCCCGGCAGGCCGTGGTGGAGATGCTGGGGGAGCTGAGGGCCCCATGACCACCCGCCGCACCACTCTCTGGGCCGTCAGCATCGACGGCACGATCCCGGCTGGCCTGGTGCCGCTGATCACCGGCGCCACCATCTATGCGGCCCTGGTAGTCGGTAGCCGCCGCGAGGCCCGCCTGCTGCGTGCCGCCTATCGTACCCTGGGATGCGTGGCCCGCGTCGAGCGGGTGCGCATCGAGATGGAGGAGGCCCCATGACCCGCATCCCCCCCGTCCGCCTGGCACTCAGGCCCGCCCACGGCTCCCGGCCGCTACCTGGTCAGGGGTCTGGACGCTCGCGCACGCCAGGCCGAGCGGCTGGTGGGCACCCGGCTCTACCCGTCGCTGCTAGGGCTGGTCGAGGTCCGCCGTGGCCCCCGTGGTGGTCGCCGGCCCCTGCGCTGGCTGTGCGGGGAGAGCCATCGCCTGTGTCGCTGGCAGCGAGGATGGGAGTGTGCGCGGATGTACGCGCCGTGGGGGGAGGAGGATCCATGACGATGTATGACAAGGACGACCCGAGATTCGACGCGATCATCGACCTCAGCATGCCTGGGGCTATCGACGCGCTGCGCTCCGCCATCGGCGCGGAGCCCGGTGAGGTGGTGGAGATCGTCACGCCGCAGTTCCACCGCAGCCCTGATATGCCGCCGGCTCCCGCACTGCCGGCCACTGATGAGGACTGGGGCCGCCTGTGTTGCATGACGCCGCAAGAGGCGAAAGAGCGCGGCTTCGGCAATTGGGACGGGGGCCTGTTCCTGTTCCCCGGCGACTGGTATCCCTACATCCCCGCATGGCTGGAAGTGGAAGATATCTGCGGAGAGCGGTCACGGTGGGGAGACGAGGAGCGGGACGACGACATCCGCTGGGGGAGCCTGGCCTATGGCGTGCGCCTGGGGCCTGCAGATGATGGAGGCGATGACGAGTACAGGGAGGATGAGCCATGAGACGTCTCCATGCTCGCGACTGAACCACTGCTCCATTGCCCCGCGTGCCAGCGCCCATCTCCGACCGTCTACATACCGGGTCACGTCGGGTGGGAGATCATCGAGCGCGGCAGCCACCCGGCCGTCCATGTCGAGGACGTGGCCAGGGCTGCCCGGCCCCTACTGCCCCGCGCCATCGGCTGGTGCTGCTGGTGCGGGCACTGCTGGATACTCTCAGAGCGGGAGATGCCGCCCGTCTGGGAGTGCGAGGATGGTATACCATGAGCTATGCCCGCGCCCGCGACAACTGGACCCTCTCCACCTCCCGCTGGGCTCGCACCCGGCTGCATGAGGTCCTGCGCCGCTGGGACCACCAGGGAGCACCCGGAGCTCACGCCGCCCGGATGGCCCTGCGCAGCGGCGAGCGCTACATCTGGCAGCGCTCGGCCGACCGGGAGCTGCTGCTCCAGCGCCTCACCGACTACCGCGATCAGCGCTGCTCCCGCTCCCCGGTGCTGGCTCGCGCCGTGACCTGCGCCCTGGCCTACCTGCGGGCGATGGAGCGGGCGAGGCCGCAGACCACGGAGGTAGCGATCACCGCTGGCCTGGACGAGCGCACGGTGTGGATCGAGGGGCCGGGCGGGCAGCGGATCCCGGTGACCATCCAGGCGTGGGGCAACGCCGTGGGCATCCTCGTGCCACGGCCTGACTGGATGTGCGAGGCCGAGACCGGCCCCGACGAGCTGCGCCTCAGATGGGGCGCGAGGGAGGAGTCATGAGCCACCACGTCACCGTCCATCAGCTCGCCAGCGGCGGCGGCATCCGCCCCGGCGGCATCCGCCCCGGCGGCTACCTCAACGTCCGAGACCTGGGCGGGCCAGACGCGCCTCTCGGGGTCGCCGTCTGGACCGTCCCTGCCGCAGACGCGCCCGTGCTCCTGCTCACGTCCGCCGATGGGCAGGGCTATCTCATGCTCGCCGCCTTCGCCTCCCGCCCCGCCATGGACGAGTGGCTGGAGGATCACCGCGACGAGTGGCGCGTGGCGCATGTGTGGCCCGAGGAGGATGAGACCTCATGACCATCCCACGCCCCACATTGCCCCTCATCCGGGAGCGGCTCTCGCGCCACGCTCCGGACTGTCTGTGCGACGCCTGCTACCTGCTGCCCCGGCTGATGGCCGAGCAGGGGACGCTGCGGATCGTCGAGGCGGTCTGCGAGCGCCACGGGCTCGACCTGGAGACCGAGTCCATCACCGACTGGCTGGAGCGGCGGCTGGCCCTCGTCGAGATCGACCGGGAGCCGTGACCTGGAGAACACCCCATGAGCACCCACCACCACGCTCCCATCCGCCGCCTGCGCCGGGTGATCCGCTATCCCCCGCTCCACGCCCTAGTGGTGGAGCCCTGCCGCTGCGGCATGACCCGGCAGGCCCTGGTAACCTGCTCGCCGAGTGGCGAGGTCCTGCATGGCACCCTGATCCACGCTGGCCCCTGGGAGGGAGAGAGCATCGAGGATGCGCCATGCTGACCGCGCTAGGCGCTGTGGTGCGGGCGGCACCTGCGGATGATCGCGCCGCGCATGGGAGCGGATGCAGGGGCGAGCGAGGAGGCGCGACTCTAGTAACTGGCTAAGCCCAGGTGTCCGTAAGGGTGTCGTAGCTGGTGGCGGTGAGATCCCAGGCCGACACCGGGAGGGACACATCGAAGAGGCCCAGGGCCTCGATGGTCTGGCGCACAGTGGCCCCCGAAGACGCATCCTTGACCACGGCATACTGGAAGTAGCCGTTGGCATCGGTGGTAAGGGACAACTCCTTGACCGCCACACCCTTGCCGCCGATCACCAGATCAGAATCAGCCCTCACCAGGACCTTCTCTCCTACCAGGGCGGCACCGTGAACATCCTGGGCGAACCCGAAGAACAGCACCGTGCTGCCCCCGCCAGGCACCGGAGGGGAGAACAGGGCGCCCGTCCGAGTCATGGCGGCATCGCCCCCGGAGATGGTGAACGACTTCACGGGGAAGTCCCAAGTGACGCCCTCCTTGGCCAGGTGGACGTAATAGGTCCCGTCGTCCAGGTTGAAGACGATCTGGCCGTTACTGTCGGTCGTGGCCCGGTACATCCGGTTGGTGTCCGTAGCGTCGCGCAAGGACACGTCCACGCCCGTTATCGGGGTGGTGTCGGCCTCCTGGGTCGTCAGGGTCCAGGCGTGGGCGCCGAAGCTCGCCCCGATTCCAGTGGCGAGCCCGTCAGCATCGTAGGTCTCAAGGTCGATCCCGAAGGTGACCCCGTAGGGCAGGTAGGTGGGGTGTGACACCTCCACATCCCTCACCGACCCGGCCAGTCCCGAGGCCCAGGTGTGCTTCACTTGGTAGACACCGGGGTTATTGACGGAGTCCACCTCTGTAACGGTGATGGCGTCGGCCTGGTTGGAGTAGGCCGATCCCCTAACCCCACCGGAAACCTTCGTCACGATTCCGGCCGCCGCGCCAGTGACACGCGCCCCGGAACTGTCAGAGAGGACCACCACGGCGCTCCACTCCGTCCCCGCAACGTGCCTGGTGCGTCCCATGGCTTACTTCCTCTTCCTGGCGGCACGTTTCCGGCCAGCCGCCGCCAACTTCGCCATCTTCTTCGCCCCGTACTTCTTGCGCCCTATGGACGCCGCAAGGGCGGCGGGGTTCCTCACCCCCTTCTTCGCCACCTTCTTCTTGAGGGCTGCGAATCGCTTCCCGCTGCCGAGCTTTGCCTTTCGGGCCATGGCCGTCTCCTAGTAGCCGAGGTTGTCCATCCTGAACCTGACCACCGCCGAGGTGATCCAGGCGTCTGCTGGCAGGTCTGTCCCGCTGTCCGGGGCCACTCGCGACAGTGCAATGAACAAGTTCTCGTGGGTGCCGTCTGTCACCAGCCCGGTGATCTGCTTGGAGTAGAGCTTCTTGATCACGGTCACCGCGGTGGCCGCCGCGATATTTACCTGCGTTCCCGCCCCCGCGGTCAGTCCTGAACTGAAGTCTGCCCCCTCTGCCAGGGCCTTGTACTGAGCCTGAAGCTTGATGGTGGTGGCCGCGGCATCGTACAGGTTGCAGCCCCACGCCTCGATTTCCACGTCCCCCTGAACCCCCTTGGGAATCGGGACCATGGTGGTCATGGAGTAGGTGTGGCCGGCGTCCAGCTTCCCATACCCCGGATAGGTGGGGCCCGCCCCGTTGAGCACGATGCCGCTGGCGTTGTTGTGGCCGAAGCTGCCCGCGGTCAGGTGGTAGGTGAACCATGGCCGCCCGTCATGAGTGCCATCGGTGTTGAATCCCACCTCTGCGTTGAACTCGAACTGGTGGTGATCCGTCGCCGCTGGCTTCACGATGAGCAGGTTGTCGCCGCCCACCTCAGTGAGGTAGAGGTAGCCGTTGACCCCTACCGATGACAGGTTGTACGCCTTGCCGTTGCCCCCCGTGTCCGCCGTGGCGTCCAGGGTCACGCCCGCGGTGATCCCCGCACCGGCAGGGGCCACCATGTAGACATTGCCCGTCTTGAGGTCGAAGTAGGCCGAGGGGCTGCCCCCTGCGCCGTTGTCGGCCGGCCACAGCTCCACCTTCACCACGCCGGAGGTGTTGTGGAACCGGCCCAGCCGGATAACCCTGGAATCCGTCGCCGCAGTCGCGGCATCCACCGCGGCATCGATGTCCAGGTGCTCCACCCCCGAGGTGTGGTACTGGTTCAGGCGGGCTTCCACGGCCGCATTGCCGGCCTTGAGGTCAACCGCCGCCGAGTCCCCAGCCCGGTCCACGGTGACCGTGTCCTTGAAGGTCTTGGCGCCGGCGAATGTCTGGGCGCCGGTTGACACAATCCCGTCCTGGGTTGCCGACGCATCCCGGATCTTGTCCGACCCACTGGTGACGTGGGTGGCAGAGTGCGGTGTTGGGCCCCATTTCGCCATGGCGAGATACTACCTCGTGAGCCCCCAGACGGCAGCAGTGCCAGCCCCGGCCACGATTATGCCAGCCACCATCCCCCACCACCAGCCGTTGATTGCAGTGCGGGACTGCATCTCCTCCACCGCGTCCCGTCCCACTGCCACGGCCTCGGCCGCCGCGCTGGTAGCCTGGCGAGCGGTAGCCATGCAGCGATCCCGGTCCGCCAGCCGGGCCAGGATTAGCGCCATCTCCGGGGTCGAGAAGCAGTAGGGCGGGCCGTCAGCCGGGAGGCTCGTCTCTGCCCTCGAGCTCGCGGGCCAGGCTAGCATGCAGAGCAGCGACACCGCGAGCCACAGCCTCCGGAGCCGCGAGCAGGTGGGTCTCCTCCCGGAGCATCCGTGCTCGCGCCTGCGCCCCCTGGAGCGCCGCCCGAAGCCTCCCCGCGTCCGCCCGGGCGAGCCGGAGCCTGGATCGCGCGATTCTGAGCTGGTGCAGCGCCACAGCCAGCCAGCCGCCGGCCGCCACCAGGGCCAGCGCCAGGGTAGCGAGAGCCGCGCCCACGGGCTCACCTCAGCTTCGGGGCGGCGCCGGGCAGCTTCGCCCCGCCGTCCGGGTGGAGCACCGACAGCCGCAGCAGCCAGCGGCGCACGACGGCGACCACCTCATCGTCCCTGGGGGTCGGGGTGAGCCTCGCGACCAGGGTCGCCAGTCCGAGCGCGGCCCCGACGACCGCGATGAGGTCCTGCCAGTGTGCGATCAGCCAGTCCATGGGTCACCTCCTGTCTCCCGCTTGACGGCCCGGATGGGCCGGTGTAGCCTCCCCCTCGCTGCCGGTGGTGAGGCGCTAGACGCCCGCTGGGCTCCCAGGTGGGAGGGTCGCCCGGCCAGCCGAGAGACCATGAGTCCGCAGCTCTCCGCGCCTCCTGGACCACCCCGGGGGGCGCGGCCCCTTGGGGCGACAACGCTCACTCCGGCCCCTCCCCTGAGGCCTCCAGGTGCGGCGCCAGCCCGTAGGCCGCCCCCTCGCGCACGTGGGGCACCTCGTGGCCGAGCAGTCCGACGAGCGCGGGGATGGCGATCGAGCTAGGCGCCACCCCCAGGGCCTCGGCGGCATAGGTGGCGTGGCGGGGCTCCATGGCGGACAGCAGCTCGACAAGCTGCTCGGGGCAGTGCTCGGCCAGATACCACCAGGCATCCTCGCATGGCCCGGGCCAGGCGCGGAGGCCATCGGCAGAGACGATCACGCCACCCCCTCCCCCGTCCGCCACGGCCGCGTGTAGCCCAGTAGCACCGCCCGGTACCAGGGCGAGTCCCACCGCCGCACCCTGGCCCCGGCAGCCACGGCCTCGGAGGCGGTCATGCCTCTGCGGCCACCGCTGGCGCTGATCACCCCATCGGCCACGACCACCACGACATGGCTCACCAGCCGCCCTCGCGGCGGCCGGTAGAAGGCGAGGTCCCCGGGCGCCACGTCCCAGGGCGTACCTACCCGCTCCAGGGTGACCCACAGCCCCGCCGCCGTGGTGTCCTCGAGGTCCGGGTCCCCCCAGGTGCCGGCAGCCTCCAGGCAGCGGAGCACGAGCCCGGAGCAGTCGATCCCGTCCCTGCTCTGCCCGCCCCAGACGTAGGGGACGCCCAGGTACGAGCGCGCCTCGTGGCATACCGCCTGGCGGATAGCCGTCTCCTCGGGGGAGAGGCCGAGGGGGGAGACAGGAGTCACTCCCTCCCCCTCTCGGCCACGCGGTCCACCGGGGCCTCCCCGCGCCGCCCGTAGACTGGCTGGCCCAGCTCGCCCCAGCCGATAGCCCTGGGCCGGGGTACCAGCGCCTCGCGCAGCTCCTCGCACCGACGCCAGAGCAGGTAGCCCCAGCCGGCGAGGTCCAGCGCCTCGGCCGCCAGCTCCCCCAGGTAGCGCTCCGGGTCGAGGGAGAGCGAGGCGTCGCCATAGTCGCGAGCACCCCGCTCCAGCTTGGCCTCCAGCGCCCGGAGGAAGTCCGGGTAGCGGTCGCGGTAGGGAGTCATGTCAGCGCCCGCACAATGGCCAAGAACAGGCTATCCTTGCGCCGCTGCTCCATGGGCAGATCCTCGTAGGGCACCATGCACGGGTGCTCCTTCTTCTCCGGGTTCTTGGCCGGGCCGTAGATCCAGCCCTCTTCATGCTTCCGCTGCATCCATAGCTGGTGACTCGCCTCCGGGGAGAGGACCTGGATCGGATCCAGAGCGGAGCGCACGCCGGCCATGACGGACTCGATCTGCCAGGCCGGCGCGTCCGCCCAGGCGGGCTGGCTCCGGTCCCCGAGCGTGAGGCAGTAGGCGCGGTTGGCCTCGTGGCACACCATAGCGATGGCTGCCACCAGCTCCTGGTCATGGTGCACCTGTCTTGCTTCCTGTCCCATGGTCTCCTCCTCGTCTTGCGGGTTGTCACTCTCCCCCCACCGCATCAGGCAGCCGCCTCCGGGTGTCGGCCAGCACGTCGAGGATCCGATTGCCCCGTCGTGCGCCTTCCTCTCTCATCTCTCGGATCTGGCCCACCAGCTCACTGATCGCCTCGCGCATCTCGCGCATGGCGCCGATCTGCTCCTCGGCCAGCCGGTGCGCCTCTCTGTGCTGCTCATCCACGGCGGCCGCCACGGCGTCGAGGTTGTGGCGTAGCTGCTCGCTCACGTCGCCGCCTCGCCGGCGCCGCACCTCGGAGAGGTAGAGCCAGGCGAGGCACACCAGCAGCAGGCCCGGAGGCGAGAGCTGGGAGACCAGGGTCAGCAGTCCGGCAGGCATCGGTCCGTCTCCTCTCCCCCCGCCGTCATCACCGCCACGGCCCCCTGGGGTCGCCGCCACGCGCCACGCGCCGCAGCAGCCGGGGAGCGGCCGCCAGGTCGCACTCAGGCCCCGCCCCCGCCCGCAGCCGCCAGGTGCGCCCCTGGAGCCGGGGGTCCGCCGAGTAGGGCGCGGTGCCGTCGAGCTGCGCCCGCTGCCAGGTGCCGCCCACCGGCGAGGATCGCACCTCCACGCACGAGGGGGGCAGCTCCCGGAGAGCCACCTGGTCGAGGTCGGCGGCCGGGGTCTCCGAGAGCACCACCTGGGGGCTCCAGAGCGCGACCACGGCCATGCGCGTGACGCGACCCTGGGGCTGACAGCCCTGGAGCGACGGCGTCACCGCCTCCACCGGGGCCGCGACGGTGCCGCCGTCAGGGCCGGCGATCTGCACGGTGTCGGCCTTGCTCAGCCGCACCCGCCCATCCGGGCAGGTCCAGACCGTGACGTCCACCGGCAGGGTCGATCCCACCGCCAGAGAGCCAGCGCCGAGTATGGCCGCGAGGGTACGCGAGATCTTCATGGGGCGATCCTCCGGCGCCAGACCTTGAGGTCGCGGAGCCAGACATCACTTCCATAGCCCCCACCAGCGTAGCCGCTCCAGCCGAGGTACATCGTCCGGGTGCCGCCCGCCGCCAGGTTGGTGTCAGGGTCGGTCGCCTTGCTGACGCCGCCTAGCCAAAGCTCGGCTCCCCGAGAGGTATCCCAGGCGTGGCGCAGGGTGTAGGTGCCAGCCGTCAGAGAGCCCGGGTACCAGGCATACAAGGCGGAGCCGTTAGCGTACTCGAAGACGGCAATCCGCCATTGGGCTCCGTCTTTGAGGCGGTCGAAGATGAAGTTGTTGCTGGTGCCGTCGTCGATGGACCAGAGATAGGCGACATTCTTCGTCGGGTCGAAGTCCGTGGTGAAGGTGGTCTCAATGGTCCCCGCCGCCGCCTGCCACGCCACCCCCTCGCCCTGGTCCACGGTGGCGTAGCTGATCGCACACGTCGCGCTGGCGCTGGTGGTCGGGCAGTACCAGTGGGGAACGCTCGTTTTCGTCAGCGAGACCCCGAACACGTCCACCGCCTGCGAGCTGGTCGCCCCGTCGCCCGCGTAGATGCACGCGGTGATCGTGGTGTCGCTGGCCCCGAGGGTGAGGCTCTTGTAGCACCGGCCGGTCTCCGTGTAGGGCCAGCTCGTGGTCACGGAGCAGGTCCCGATGCTCTCCGCGGTCACGTCCCCGGCGAGGGAGATCCGTGCGGTCACCGCGGAGCCCGCCTTGAGCGCCGCCGCGAGGGTGTAGGTCGCAGAGGCCGTGGCCGTCACCGTCTGGCACGCCTTGCCTCCGGTCGCGGTCTCGGTCAGCGTTTGCGCGGCGGTGTTCCCCCTGGGGTCCGCCTGCCCCGTGGTCACGGTGGCCGTGGTCAACGTCCAGGCGGCGTTGGAGAGGTCCTCCGAGTAGAGCGCGTAGTTCGTCACCGCGTCGTTGAACCGCGCCCCCTTGGTCGCGTCCGTGCATAGCTGCCCGGCGCTCAGGGTCTCCCATGCGCCGTCACTCAGGCAGTCAGGCGGCGACGCGGCGGTGACCGTGGCCGTGGGGCCGCGATTGACCACCACGCTGGTGCCGGTGGTGAGGGGATACCAGAGGAGGAGGCCGTCGTTCAGGGCGCCAGCGGGAGCTTTGCCAGCGCCCCCGGGGGGAGGAGCTTTCGACAACATCCCAGGCGTCACCGCCAAGGATGCCGCCACGATAGCGGCGGTCAGTCCCATCTACTCCAGCTCCAGGTAGCGCAGGTCCACGTCCGTGGTGTCTTTCTCCACGCACTTCAGAACGGACGACCACTTAAGCACCAGGGTCAATGGGGCGATGTCGGTAACCGGGAACCCGCTTGCCCGTAGGGTGGTGGCGCTCGGCGTGGACTCCCCCGCATCCACGGGGGCGCAGTAGGCCAATCCGCCAGAGGTGTTCACAGCCACCTTGATGGTGTTGCGGTTGGTCAGCCCCCCCACGGTGGTCACGGCCTGCGACGTCAGCGCGACGTTGCCCCAGGCAGTGTTCTTGGACTCCTGCACCTTCACAGACTGCACGCCCGCCACTGCGACGGCAGCAAGGGTGGTGATGAGGACCGCAACCAATACCAACTTATCAGGCTTCACTGGTTCCTCCTACCGGGGCTCTGTTACCCCGAGCTTCTGCTGGAACAGGTCGCTGAGAACCTGTTGAATCTCTCTGTCCGCCTTCTGGGATTGGAACCTGGCGGCACGTTGCACATTCACCCTCCGGAGCGGTAGCGACCCCAGCGTCTCCACAGGCCTCTGCAGGGGTCCAAGCACGTTCGGCAGCACGGGCCGCTGCCCATACTGTAGCAAGTTGCCCACCTGAGAAGCAAGGGGGAGCTCCCGGAGCAAGTAAAGGTTCCGCTTGGACATGATGATGTAGGGGCCGCTCTGGCGGATGCCGATCTTCTCCGCGAGCTGGGGGTTCGCTTCTAGGATGAGGCGAGCCAGGCGTGACCCGGCTGTGTCATTGAGGTCGGGGTTGAGGGTGGCCCATCCGGGGGTAGCGGTGGCACCGGTAGGGGACTCCTTGAAAGCGTCCTTACCGGATAGGAAGGAAAAGGCGCCGGACAAGACGGGGTTGAGCTGGTTCAGGAAATACTCCTTGTTGAGCCCGGCCCTCCATCGAGAAGTCCCCAGCCCGGACACGTCAAAGGGCTCGTTGACTCCCGACAGGGGCAGGTCCGGGTCCAGGAACAGCACCCCGTTGGCCTCTGCCACCTCCATGCCCTTCGAGGTCAACACCGGCAGTGGTGCAGCCATGCTCTGGTTGAGCCAGGGATAGACGAACCGGCGGTCAAGCTCCCCGAGTTGATTCTGAGCAACATTCCCGACCCCCTCCAACGCCTTGACCGTGCCCAGGATCTTGCCGGACCTGGTGAACAACGCCTCCAGATAGCGAGGGAAGTTGTTCCTGGTCCACATCCAGAAGGGGACGGCCACCTTGGCACCCTTATCGAAGGTGGTGACGTTCTTGTAGTCGTAGAGCCACTTGGCCACCTCCATGCCCGCCAGTCCGCGGTGAACCCCTCTCATCCTCTGGTCAATGTAGAAGGCCAGCCGGGCGTTGTTCTCGATTGCACTGCCCACCTCGCGGGGGCTCGCGGCCAGCTTCTTTCTCCAGGTCACCAGCCTACCCCTGCGGAGGGAGTCCATATAGGGCTCCGACCTGGAGACAATGTCGGTTCCCATCCAACCCCGGTTGAGAACCCCGTCCTCCACCGCCTGCTCCATGATCTGCTTGTAGGTGATCGGACCGCTGGCCGTCTCCAGCAACTGAGTCGCCCATTTCGACTCAGGATTGAAGAGGATGTCCTTGCCGTGACGTTGGAGTATCAGCGCCGTCCAGACGTGACGGAAGTCCTCCATTCCGCCCACCCAGGCCTGGTAATAGTTGCTGTAGGCGTTACGGAGGTGGAACCCGGGCCTCAAGGCCGTTACCGACAGCTTCCAGAAGTTGTACATGGGCGCCAAGAAGGGCTTGACCACCCCCTGCTGAAAGGCTGCCCACAAAGCGTTGTTGGGGATGGCCGGCCCCAGCATCAGGGCCTCCATCCTCTCGTAGGCCTTCGCCACGGACTCGGGAATAAGCAGCGGCCCCTTGGGTCCATGGCCTAGCCAGCGCCCCTTCCACTCTACGAAGCGGGCCTGGGGATTATCGTCAAGGACTGTCAAGTATGCTCCCAGCTTCTTCTCGATGGGAGCGGGAAGGGCCCCCCTGGAGTGAAGATAGTGGAGCACGTCAAGAGCATCCTGCGACCCCTCTACCCCCTTGCCGGCGATGTCCACCAGCTCCGGATAGAGGTCTGCCAGCCGTTCAAACTGCTCCCGGCCTACCTTGACAACGTCCTTCACCCAGGGATTCCCCAGGTCTTTCAGGCTTCTCTCCATCACCCCAGTTGCCGCCATGAACTGCAGGTGTTCTGCCTTGCGGATGCCGTACAGCAGGGCCGCATCTGTGATCACGGGCTCCCCCGCAGCCTCGGCCGCCGCCACCGATGGGTACACATCCCTGGCCCGCTGGAAGCGCATCCTGTGGGCCTCTCCCGGGGACCCATGCCCCAGCAGTCCGCCGATGGAGTACTCGGGCTTCTCCTTCTCCAGGCGAATGGGCATGTAGCTCCGGGTGTATCCGAACTCGTCCCCGCGGAGCCTCAGCGACCGGTCGATCTCCTGCTTGTGGAACCTTTCGAACTCCTGGTGGATCTTCTCGGCAAAGGCCAGTTGAGAGGGGGGAATATCGGGGTTGGGGACACTGCGAAGCCTTGACCCCGGGTCCTTGAAGAGGCGGCGCATCTCCTCATAGGTCACCCCCAGGGATTCCTCTGCGGCGGTGACAGCCTTGTTGTACCGCCTGCGCAGATCCAGCAGTTCGCCACCCTCGACGTAGTGGGTGGCCTTGAGCTCGTCCCAAAGGGCGGCCTCACCCTCAGGGGTTGCCGCCTTCTCCTTGCTGATCTTCCAGGCCTCGCCGCCGAAGGCCCGGTCAAGCATCTCAACCGCGTCATCCTCCCACTCCTGCCAGGGGGTGCGGAGCGGGTCCAGCTCCCGTAGAGGGGTGTCCTCAAGAGCCTGAAGCAGGGTGGCCGGGTAGGCATCGGGGATGATGTGTTCGTCAGCCAGAACCTGGGCCATCTGGTCCACCTTGAGCCCAGGGGCGTCCCCGTCTGTCCAGTGCCTCCAGGTCTTTGGCCTGGCCTTGCCGCTTGTGCGGAACCCCTCGACCTGCCCCAGCAACTCGCGGCTGGCCCTCTCGTCCAGAACATCGGCGAGCACGCTGTTGGCCCGGATCCGTTCCGGCAGAGCCCTTACCAGGGCTCGCGCCTCTCCCAGGATCGCCTCACCGTCTTTCCGGTCTGCCGTGAGCCTGTGCAGGTCATGCCACAAGGTCCGAAGTCTGGCCTCAGTCACCGTACCGGGGCGGATCTTGGCCTTCTCCAGGCGCCCCACGATGGTCTTCCAAGCCGCTACTCGCAGATCCAAGGGGTCGGGATTGCGGATGCCGGCCTGCTTGAGAATCCTGGGGACTGCCTTGTCGCCCCTCCCGACAAGCTCCCCCTTGCGAAAGTAGGTCCTGACCTTGAAGGGGGGGGCGAACGCACCCCCTCGCTTGCCGGCGGTCACACGGTAGGCGTAGAGATTCGGCGGTACGGCACGGAAGAACTCCTCCATCTCGGCTTCGTTCGGCTTCAAGCCGCCGTTCGCCCGGATGGCCTCTGCAAGACGTGCGGGGCCGGATGGTTCTGCCGCCTGCAGTCGGAGCTGCTTCGCCGTGTCTCGGACCACGGTCTTGAGCTCCTTCTCAGGCATCAGCATCTCCTTCAGCTCTTGGTACTCCTTGCCCATCACCTTCCGAAACGCGGCCTCCAGTCTGTCAATCTTGCGCTCCGTGTCCTCGAGCATGCGAGCCTGGAGAATGGCTCGGTTCACGCGATCCATCTCCTTGGGGGGCAGGGGGCGCTGCACATTCAGCGGCTTTTTGGAGGTGCCTTCGACCAGGAAGGTGGCCTCCCTCCTGCTGGCCTCATCCGGAACCTCCTTTGCCAGGGCTGGGAGTTCGGAACTGCCAAGAGCCTCCTTTTGCGACTCCAGCCTTGCCGTGGTGACCTGCAGGTCCTCACGCAGCGAATCGACCCCGTCCTTGAGCAGGTCGTAGCTCGGGACAAAGGCCCAGCCAACGGCATCCTGCCCGGCGATCTTGGCCTTGATCAGCGGCCCCAGCGACCGCTGAAGGACCTTGCCAACCAGCCGAACCCTGCGATCAGGGGACAGGGCCAGAGAATCCACCCACTTGCCACCCTTGAGGAGCTTCTGGGCCACCTGGTAGTGGGCCACTCGAAGCGCCTCCGGGGGCAACAGGTCGCGCCCTTTGATTGCTCCGAGCCACGGCACCGGAACACCGCCTATTTGCTTGAGCTCGATTGTTGGGTGGCTGATGTAGAGCCCCCTCCTGCCAAGGGCGGGCGCCAGAGCCTTACGGTAGAAGTGTCGCGCCCTTTGCTGCAGGATCGACACCTCATCAGGGGCCAACCCGGCCATCTGCCCGGCCCTGCCGGCCCGGTCCACCACCGCCTTCATCACAGCCTTGTGGAGTCCCGCAGTGGTGCCCTCGGGATGCTCCAGCACGGCCCGCAGGCTCCTCTCCGCCCCCTCCTTAGCCATCTCGGAGAGCTTCACGCTCTTCCCGGACTTGCCCACCACCACCTCGGCGTCAATGCCAGAGGACCGGATGAATCTCGCTGTAAACTCTCCGGCCTGTTTGGGGATCACCTTGGCCGTGTTGTCCGCAAGACCCCCCGTGCCCAGGAAGGTCACGGGGTCCACAAGTACGTCCAGGGCGAAGCCTCCGAGCGCAGCCGCCGCCCCTAGTCGGTTGTCGATGTGGCGGCGCCGCTCCGGGTCGGTGGTGAGCAGCGCGGCGACCGCATGCACCAGTCCAGGGAGCGCTTCGCTGTTCCAGGCCCGACGTGCATCCTCGTTTGTGGGGTCGAAGAGACCCATGGCTGCGTCAACGGCCACCGAAGGAATCTCTGCCAAGGTCCCCCTAATCGCGTCAACGGCGCCTCTCGACTCCTGCGGATCGTCGCTTGCAGCCCGATCGAGCACGGGCTTGACGGCTTTGACCACCTGCTCTCTCACGCCAGGGGGGGCGATCTCCGGCAGACCGCCCCCACCCTTGGCCTGCTTGTTGAGCTCGGCGGTGATGGCGGTGGTGACGGCCCCCAGAGAGCGGGGCACCACCCCCACCACCCGGGCCACGTAGTCCAGGATGCTCATCGCCCCCATGGCGGTGCGCCTCCCGATCTTGGCCGCGAGATCGGAAATCTCGCCGGGAGACACGGCAGCAGAGACCCCGTGCCTGGGGTGGCGCAACGAGAACAGCCTGGCGACCAGGTCCCCGTAGAACTCATCCGACAGCGCCCCAGCCTCGTGGGCACTCCGCGCAACGTCCATGAACTGCCGCACCTTCTCCTGGTAGCTCTGCTTGTCCTGGGCGAGGGTGCTGGCGGCTGGACCGGCGTGGGCCACCTCCACGCTGCCGCGTTTCAGCAGGGTGTCCTGCATCTGGACCAGGCTTGCCAGCCCATCCACCGCATCCTTCTCGCTCAGCACTCCCAGGGCATGAGATACGGGCCCTATCGCGTCCAACTTCTTGGGGTCGATGTTGACCTTGAGTGGCTTGCCGGGGGTGGCCGGAAGGATGATGGAGAACCCCGCCCGGTCTGTCACCTCACGCGCGGCCTGTACCAGGTCCCGCTTCGCGCCCTCGCTCGCGCCCACCAGCGGCGTCCCGGTGATAGCCGCGGCGCGGATGGTGCGCTGGGCGGTCCGAACGACAGCCATCTTCTGCCGTGCTGACTCCAGGGTCTCCCGCCTGGCCTTGATGTCGGCCGGAGACGTGCCGACTGGCGCCCCCACCTCAACGGTGTCTCCGGGCTTGGGCTCCCTGGAGATTGCCTCAAGGGCAAGCCTGGCGAGCCTGTCAAGTTCTCGGCCCATCAGGTATTACCGGGCGGCCCCACCAGGAATGAACGCATTGATCAGTTCCTCGGGCGTCAACCCGAGCTTGGCCGCCGCCTTGTCCAGCGCCTTCCTGGCGTCACCACCCCCACCGCCCCCCCCTCCCCCTACGGCAGCCGCATGGGCCTGGGATCGAATCTCCTTTCCAGACCTCACGAGGCCGCTGATGCCCCCTGCCAATCTCAGGGCAAACTGCTCTTCAAAGGATAGAGCCTCCTTCCGGCTCGCCTTGGCCTTGGCCGCAGCGAGAGCCTTCTTGAACTCCCGCTCATCCTGGATGAGATCCAACAGGCGCTTGCTCTCCTTGGGTCTGCCCGCAGCCGCCAGGCCCACCACTGCCTCCAGCCCCTTGACCTGAAGCGCCTTCGTTACCTCCGCACGTCTCTGCTTCCGGACAGCCTCGCCCCCCGCAGCGGCTACCTGCCCTTTGGCCTCACCGACCGCATTCACCAGGGCCTTCAGGGAATCCCCGGCCGGGGCACCCGGAACGCCGGCACGAGCGACCTCGCCAGCGCCAGCGCCAAACAAGAGGTTCGTCCTGCTCTCTGGGGGTCCGAGGTCAAGCAGACCCAGGGGCTGCACCGTCTGCCCCCCTCCGACCTGGTCGGCAAGACGACCCTGGAGACCTTGGCCGGCACCGGCAAGCTGCCGCTCGCGTGCCAACTGGTCTCCGAGAGCCTTTTGAAGCTGCGCCCCCTGGGAGCCCGCCAATGTCCCACCGACGCCCAGGGTTCGCGCCAGAGCCTCTGCACCCGCCCGCGGGGCCAATGCCCCCAGGGAGGCCCCCGCCTTCGCTCTGGCGGCATCCTGGGCCGCCTGAGCCTGTGTCTCCCTGACACCCAACGCCCTCGACTCCTGCTTGCGGACCTGCGCCATGGCATCGGCGAACATCTTCTGGGTTTCCGGCGACAGAGCGCCGGCGCTTGTCAGCTCGGAGTTCGCTTGGGCCAACCCGGCAAGCCCGACGATAGGCGCCAACTTGGCCACCGCCGCCGAACCCAGAAGGCCCAGAAGGGGGCTCTGCGCTTCTCGCTGCACGGGTTGTGCATCTCCTCGCAAGGCCTGCGCCACGAGGATCTGCATCAAGGGATTGATTCCGCTACTGAAACCCTGGGCGAACCCCATAGCCTCCTCCTACTTCCGCAGCAGGGCGATCCCGCCCAGGCTGCCGCCGATTCCCAGCAAGGATCCCAGCAGCCCCAGGCCGGCCTGCCGTCGCGCCCCCTGCATGGCCGCGAGCTGAGCGTCGATGTTGGCCACGTTGCCGAGAGCGCCGATGCCAAACTGCTCGGCCTGGCGACGAAGAAGAAGGTCCTGCATGGCGAGCTGGCTCTGCTCCTGCGCCAGGGCATCCGCCGCCTGTCCCTGCCGCGCGATGTCCAGTCCCGAGATGAGACTGCTGCGCCCCAGGCCCCGAGATTCAAGGTCCGCCACCTGTCCACCCCGCTGCTTGGCAGCAAACCGATTCAGGTTCTCCAGGAACCTCCCCTGGATCGCCTGCATCACATCGGGCGGGATGCCCTGGTTCTCTGCCAGGAACCCGCCGATCTGGCTCTGGAGGGCGTTCTTGGTACGCCCGAGCTGCTGCTCTCCGGGGGTAACGCCGCCGCCGAGGAAGTCCAGAAATCCCATGGTGTCCTCCTAGCTCGCATCCAGGGCGAGGGCGAGAATGCCCACATCCCCGGTGGCGATAACGGCGATTGTCCCCGTGCCATCCAGTTTCAACCCCAGTCCGTTCTTCCCGGTCCGGAGATCAAACTGGGACGTGTTTACCGACTCCACCTGCACCCCTACATCGTTCGCGCCGCTCTCGGCAGGGGTGGAGAGAATGTAAGGACCGCCCGCAGCCTCTCTCACCGCCACGAGTATCAGCGACGGCGCCACGCCCAATCCATGGGACAGGGTTTCCGTCTCATCGGCGCCGTGTGACTTCCAACCCGACCAGAAGACGCTGGAAGTCAGGTCGGAGAGCTTGAAGTCCGACAGGTCCAGGAGGGTGGCCCCCCCGCCGCTCTGCTTCGCCAGAGGGACCGCCAGCTTCTCCGGGTTGATTGCAGCCCCCGAGGCGATGTTGGCGTCATCCAGGGCGTTGATGGTGCTGATAATCCCGTCCACCTCTGCGTTGTAGGCGACGGGATCAACGGTGTCCCCGTCTGCCGGGGTCCAGGTCTTCGTGTAGGTGCTCATTTCGCTTCCAGTCCCTCAGGAGTGATGACTGCCACGGTCTGTTCTCCTACCGCCACCTCAAGCCCCTTATCCGTCCCGGACACCTTCCACTTCCTTCCCTTGCCATCTTGCAGCAAGAGGGGCCCAACTTGCAACCTCCTCTCGATTTCCAGCAGCACCCGCTCCACCTCCTGGTCTTCCACGGCTGGGAGCCCGAAAGCCATCAGCGGCTCCCCCTCAACACCTGGTACTCAGGCACGTAGGAGTAGAGCCGGAAGGGGCCGGTCCCCGACAACCGGAAGGCAGCGCGACGCCCCTTGCCCGTAACCGCCACCCGCTGCCAGAACCCCCTGGATGCTTGCCACTTCGCCTCACCCCACCTGGCAGTCCCCCAAACGGTGCTTCCGGGCTCCTCCAGAGACACCTGGCGCGAATCCCCCACGCTCCTGGGGGCGAAGTTGGGCGAGGCCCTGCCCAGCACATCCTCGTCCCACACCCCCTCAACGGTGATGGAGTGCCGCCCGATGCTACCGCTTTCGAGGAGTAGCCGCCTGATCCGCTTCAGCCGGTCGGGGTGGAGGAAATGCAACGCCTCGGTCTTGACGGCCCAGGAGATTTCCTGGCCGTTGTCATCATCCCCAGAGTTGTGGACCCGGATGTAGCCATCCCCGGTACCCGACACCAGTCGATCATGGGAGCGCCCTCGCCTGTCCCGGATCACCCCGAAGGAGACAACGTCCCCTCCGAAGTCGTGGAGGTACCAGCGCTGGTACCTGTAGTCGTAGACCAGCACCTTCTCCGGCGCTCCCCCGCCCGGCGCCGGAACGGAGAACCACACCTGCCCCAGAGGCTCGAAGGTGGCCGCGGAAATGTTGTCGGTGTCACCGGTTTCCAGCAGGGACCCCACTGTCTTCCGCATCTTCGGCTCCGATACGAGGGTGGACCTCTGCCCATCCACGATTCGCAGTCCATCACGGGCAAGGTACATCACCCGCCCGCCGGGGATCTCTGCCACCGCACCGTTCCCCAGTGCCCCCGGCGCTCCTTCCACCCTCCGGAGGTAGAAGTTGTTGGGGTGAGTGCCGGTCAGAAGCCAGACGTCCCGGTCGGTGAAGATCACGAGGGCAGGGCCCAGGGAGGCCAGCGCTGTCACCGTGGAGTCGTACTCGGCCGCCATCTGGAAGAGCCGCGCCCTGTCCCACAGGTCGGGCCTTCGGATCTCGGAGAGCAAGATAGCATCTGCCTGATCCCCGAGTCCGCCGAGCACCAGGCGACCCTGCCACGCCTTGACGAACCTGGCCTGGGGAAGCTCGTCATAGCCCACCTGGTCCAGACCTCCACCGGGCTCATCCTGGAAGCTGGACAGGCTCAGCTCCTCGAAGACGTGGGAGTTGTAGACCTGCAGGCGCTGCTCGCCGTTGGTGGCATAGCACTTCCCGCCAAGGGTGGCGAAGGACCACCGCCTCTTCATCTGCCCCGTACCGGCGGTGTCCTGCGGCACCGCCACGAGCCCTAGGGACGACAGCACATCAGCCACCTTCAGGGTCGTACCGAAGGAGATGGCGTTACCGCCCCACAGGTAGAGCTGCACGTATCGTCCGGGATCCAGGTAGACACCCGCCGTGGGGGTGACCGGGTCGAGGCGATGGTAGTACGCCCCTCCGGGCAGGGTCTGGCTGGTGGGGTCAGAGAAGAACTGGCGCATAGGGTTCCAGGTGGTCCCATCGTCAGAGGCCCGCCCGTAGAACTTGACCACGGGGTCGGTGCTCTCCCGCTGCGAGGTCTTCGTGAAGGCGTAGAAATCGCACTTCACCCCCAGGTCGATGGTCTTCGTAAAGTAGCCGCAGTTGACCTTCTGGTAGCTGGCCGGCCTCTGGTCAAGCACCAGGGCCCGCACTCCGTACTTCCCCCTGTCTAGCTTGGTGGCAACCGCCGTGCCGGCCCCCAGATCCAACACCCCGGGGTCCAGAAACTCCGTGGAGTACCCCTTCCGGAAGCGCACCACTCCAGGGGTGCCGTTGGCGTAGGGGCGAAAGTACCCCCCATGCCCATCCCGAATCAGGCCCTCACGGGTCACCCTCTGAAAGACACTTTCAATCACGCCGGATGGGTTTGCCTCAAGGTTCCTCTTGAGAAAGAAGACCCCTCCCTCCTCATCTGTCCGGTATTTGGGGGACGGGTGAAACCCCTGGGTCTTCATCACCACTGACTGCACCAACGGGGATTCGGTGAGGGCTGGTAGGCCGCCACCCGGGTTGCGGTTGAGCTGGATCTTCACCCGCAAGAACCGGATGGTGTTCTCCATGGCGGTCTGAGTCCCGGCCCCTACGGCCGAGTAATCCAGGGCTCCGGCGCTACCTCCGGTTGCCAGCACCGGCACCCAAGCGGTGGGGGCGGTGACCCCGTTCACATCCGTCCCGCCCAGGTTGAATCCGTCTGCATTGGGGTCCACCGCGCCAGACACCCAGGCAGTAATGTAGTTGCCATCCAGCACCCCAGAGTGTCCCTCCAGTGACAGGTACCTTCTCATGTGCCCGAGCTGGAGCACCCCGCTGCTGTCGTAGACCATCCCCACCCCAGGCGGGAGCATGTTGCTGGGAAGCTGCCCAATCCTGCCCCCCGAAGCATCCAGGCACTCCACCCACGCCTGCTCAAAGAATTCCGAGACCATCGTCCCGAGGTCTGCCGCAAAGGCCCAGGAAGACACCGGACGCCTCACCGTGCCCGCGTCCAGGTCGTCCTCGTAGTTGTTGTAGTAGGTGGCAGCCCCGATTGTGCGGCTGGTCTCCTGGCCCCGCTGCGTTGCCAGCTCCCCTGCCCCCTCGATAGCAACCACTATACCAGGCCCTACCCGGGAGACGGTCCCGGCCCCGGTGTCCACCTTGTAGATTGCACCGTCAGTCCCAGCGAAGACGCTCCCGGCCCCACCCGGGGGCCGGTGGTCGTAGATGGATTGAACGGGTGGGTGTTGGCCGGTGGGCGTGGTCACCTGGCCGGCCCCGTTGAGCAGCCGAAAGCCCTTCCGGGTCCGGAGCACATCCAGGGAGTCATGCTCCAGGTTCAGCAGCTCCCGGAACTCCGAGGGACTGATATCCCCCTCTTGCTCGTTGAGCCCCCCGCGCAGGTCCACGACGGGGAGCCGCTTGCGGGGAAGGGCCATGGGTTACAGCTTCTCGCTCGCAATCTTCCGGGATAGAGCCTCCAGGCGCTTCAACAGGGTCTTGCGGTTCTTCCCGACTGCCTCCAGTTCACGGAGTTTGCGAAGGTCCTCCAGGGGAAGGGCTGCTGCCGCCGTGACAACCTTGGAGGTGGGGAGATCCAGGATGCCGGGATCCACCCCCTCGCCCTCGATGGACAACTCCCGGTCCTCCTCCTCAGGCGTGATGTTGAACCGCCGGCCAAGCTCCACCGCCACCATGCTTGAGACGGACACGGGCTGCCCCTTCGGCAGGTCGTACGCCACACCGTCCACCTTGGCGTGGAGGTCCTTGTTGAGGGCCCGCACCACCACCGAGGCCACGGCCACCTGGTCGGCCCCCGGGAGCACCTGCACAGTCCGCTCATCCGCCACCCGCAATCCGGGCTGCCGGTGGGAGAGGAACATCGCCGCATCCAGGGCCACGGTGGGCTTCGTCTCCCCGATCTCCCAGGTGTAGGGCTTGCCGTCGTAGGTCAGGCACACCTCCCGGTTCAGGGTGTTGGTCACAGATGCCACTCGCTTCATTGGGTCCTCCTGTTATCGAGAGCGCCGGATCCGCCGGACGCCCTTGTAGCGTTGCCCCAGGTCTGCCAGGGCCTCGCGCTTCTCCCGCTCCCACTTCGCCCACCAGATTTGAGTCTCGGGGTCGTCCACCTGCATCCGCCCCATCCAGGCCGCATAGGTCGCCACGAGGGGGTGCAAGACAGAGGGACCCGGGGGTGTGTCTCCCGTGTCGGTCAGGGGGCGCCATTTGTCATACCGCATGAGCCGCAGTGATACGGACAGGGTCGCCGCACCAGTGGCCACGGTGTCCACATCCAGTGCCAGAGTGTCGCTCTGCTGGATGTCCCGGTTGTTCTGCAGGTCGGCCGACTCCACCACCTTCCCGTCCGGGTCGGTGGCCGCGATCACGGGCCGAAAATCATCCGCGAACAACTCCCCGGGGCCGTTGGCTGTCGGATCGGTGGGACTGAGGCGGGTGTCTCGCACCTGGATGGTAGTGCTTCCGGCGGTTCCAGTGGTGGCGAGTGTGGCCGTGACGGAGACCACCTTGCCGGGCCCGGGGGCCACCATGCTTGCCACGGCGTCACCAACGACCGGGCTTGCCACCGACGCGAAGGATCTGGTCTCTACTGCCCCAAGCACCGGGTAGTAGTAGATGGTCAACTCCTCGTCTACGGCAGGATCCGGCAGGATCCTCAGGCTGTCCCCCGTGATCACGAAGAAGCGCCGGCTGGGGCCCAGGCGAGGATTCACCCAGAGCCCCGTCCGTAGTCGAGGGATATCGCTCAGGGCGCCCATCTCCAGCTTGGTGTCGCTGGAGTCGGTCACCTCCTTGAGCTGGTAGAGATCCGGAGGAAGCGACCCGGACTTGCTGGCGGCGCTGTAGGAGACGGTGGCAGAGGTCAGTCCCACCCCCAGGTCAGCCCTCACGGCCTCCCGATAAATCTCCATGGCCCCGAGGTTGAGCCAGTTGTCCACGTCCTCGAGGTCGCGGGACCGCTCCGCATCATCCAGCAGCCGGTAGGCCAGGGCTCGCAGTTCCTCGAGGATCATTACACCACCGCCAGCCGTGGCACAGCATGAATCTTCCGCATCCCGTGCTTGTGCATCACGCGGTCAGCCGCCTCCCTCATCCAGTCCAGGTCACTTGCGTCCAGGGCCTCCAGCTCGGCCTCTTCGGCAGCATCCCTGGCCGCCAGAAACTCATCGAACCACTTCCCCAGGTCGGGAGTGTTTCGCACCACCTGCCGGGCCAAGCGCAGCACCGTGCGGTTGTCGAGGGGCCAGGGCTCCTCCCTGTGAGACTCCACTGCGAGCGTGTGCTGCCAGAGGTAGAACGGGACCAGGTAGGTGGTGCCATCCGCTGCGGTCACCTTCTCCGTCCTCCGGGTGCGCTCGAAAACCCTCCAGATCCCATCCTCCGGGAACCAGAAGGGCCACAACCACTCACACCCGGGAATGCGCCGCAACCGAGCCATGAAGCTCTCGGGGGGGGTGGAGAAGGGGCAAGCCCCCGGCGGGAAGGGCCTTGCAGGACCAATCACCGCCGGGGGCTCTTCGTGCAGGGCCACTCCTAGCCCTCGTACTCGGCGTTGGTGTCAGTGTCGATGAGCAGCCACACGTTGACGTCGCCAGGGGTGCCGGCGGCCGCCACGGCATCCACGTCCACCGCCATCACCTCTCCCTCCCGCACCACCTGGTTCTGCAGGGTGGTGTAGAAGATGTCCTTGTCAGAGGCGTTGAAGCCGAAGGTGGGCCTGTCACCCGAAGCGAACAGGTCCAACCCCGTGTTGAGGTTGCGGACGTTGAAGGTGTTGCTGCCACTGGTGGTGCCGGTGTCGCCGATCTCCACGTAGGCCTTCAGGATCTTCCCCTCGGGGAGGGGCATCTTCACCACCGCCTGAGCGACGGAGATGGTCTTGGCGAGGAGCGGGAAATGCACCCACCGCCTCCCGATGTGATTCACGCGTCCCATTTGTCGTTCTCCTTGCCCTGTGGGGCGCCCCCTGCCCCTCCCCTGGCACGCCAGAGGAGGGGGTGGGGCGTCCAGTCAGGCTAGTTGCTGATCACGTAGCCGGTGTCCTCACGGACCCCGCCGATACGCACACCGTACCGGCTCATGGTGCCGAGGTTGAACTGCATGACCCAGTCCGCAAGGAACCGGTCGTTGTGGCCGCTGCGAATCATCGCTGCGCCCTTGTCGTCCTCGATCCACTGGCCCTCCACCTCCGAGAAGAACTCCACGGAGCTCTCCGAAAGCAGGAAGACCGTGTTGGCCGGCGCCGTCTTGTCCAGCACCGGAGACTGCCCGGCGTAGGTGGCCACACCGCCTCCCTTGTAGTCCGCCGGCCGCACCTGGCGATCGGTGGTGAGGGTCTGAGTGTAGTCCCGCCACACGTCCGGGGTGGTCAGGATGGTCTTCAGGGCGCCGGTGTCCTGCTCGTCGTCCCCGGTGTGGTCCGCCAGCCAGTCACGGCCGCGGTCCAGGTAGAGGTCGGTGAGCTGCGCGGCGGTCCCGGTGCCGTCGCCAGCGCTGTCGATGAAGAACACGTAACTCTTCCACTCGGGATAGGTGGAGGAGCTGATGTTCTGCAGGGTCACCAGGTTAGTGCCGTCGTCCACGATGCCGCTGATCCCCATGGGCCCGGTGAAGGACCCGCTGGAGACGGTGTCGTAGAACACCAGGACGGCGTTGTCCCCCACGGTGATGGGGGTGTCCACGGTGATGGTGGTGCCGTTGCTGGAGACCGCGGTCACCTTGATCCCGGACGCCTGCCGGGTACCGAAGGAGGCGCTGTCGTAGAAGTCCAGCTTCATCCCCACCCTCATGTTGCGGTTGCTGTCCAGGATGATGCTGGTGGCGGCGGTGTAGCCGCCGGACTTGTTGACCTGCCCCAGCACCCCGTTGCCGGTGCCGTAGAAGATCAGGTTGAGGTACTGGCTCAGGGCCACGGTCATCCGGGCCTTCTTGTCCTGGAGGATGTCCACGAAGGCATCCCGGTTCTTCTGGATGTTCCGGAGCGCCGCCCCCGGGATGGTGATGGAGCCGTAGGCCGCCTTGCTCTCGAGCTGAGCCATGGGCGGGTTCTCGTCGGTCCCCTCGGGCAAGGCCACGTTCCCGGACAGGGCGCGGGCGCCGACGCCGGCGTAGTCCCGATCCAGGTAGACCGGCCAGGTCCAGTACTTCCCGTTGGGGGACATGGCGCGGCTGGAGCGCCGCAGCATGTCGTAGAGCTTGGTGCGCTTGCGGATGTTGTCCTGCAGGCGCACCTGGGTGACCTTCAGAAGGTCGCTGAGAGCAGCCAAGTTCGGCATTGTTGTCCTCCCGGCCTACCCCATCCCTTCCAGGATGGCGAGCATGGCCTTGCGTTCGTCTTGAGGCGTCTTGATCTCCTCCGGGGCCGGCATCACTACCTTCCTCTCGGGGGCATTGCGGGCCTCTTCGGCCGCTTTCTTCGCCCTTTCGGCCACTCTGGCCTCCAGGGCCGCCTCGTGTTTCTTGAGTTCTTCCGCGAGGTTGCCGGCCAACTGGCCGAGATCCACGCTCTTGCCCTGCTGCTGCAGGACCACTGCGCCAGCAAGGAGCTGGCTCTCCAGGATGGACCGGCTTTCCGGCAGGAGATCCTTGCCTGCGGTCGCGATGGCCCGCTCCACCTGGCGCTCGGTCTCCGAAGAGGCCACGCGTTGGCTGGTCTGGGCAATCTCGGCCTTCAGGGCATCGATCTCCTTCTGGTATTTGCGCTCCAGGCGCTCCACCGGATCGTCCGGCTCGTCCTCAGGAAGGGTGCTCAACAGGTCGTTCAGGGCCTTCTGCTGCTGGGCTCGCTCGTCCATGCTGCCCTTCAGCCTCTCCATCTCGGCCTGCACCTCGCGCAACTCCCGGCGGCGTGCGGCGCTCTCCTCCCGGAGCTCCTTGACGTAGCTCTCCGGGAAGACCTTGCCCTTGCCCTTCTCCTCGCCCTCCTTCCTATCAGCCCCGGGCTCCTGGCCCTCGGGCTCGCTGATGGTGTCGGGCTCCTGGCCCTTCACCTCAACTACTTGCTCTTTTGGCGGCATCTCAACCTCCTGGGTTGGTTGTGGGAATCCTAGTGGGTTCCCGGGGTTCGCGTCAAGTGGGCCTGGTGGCGGCGGCAATCGGGGCCACCATGGCCTTGCCTGCATCGGGCTGAGGCTGCTGTCCTTGGCCAGACTGGGCCATGGCCCCCCGGGCCTGCTCGAAGCTCGGAATATCGGCCTGGGACGACGCCTCCTGCAGCATCCCCACCACCTGCTGGACCACCTCCGGGGCGGCCCCCTGAGCGGCGAGCTGCTGGGCCATGGCGGCAAGCTGCTGCTTGTGGGCGTAGAGCTCGTGTTGCCGCAGCCGCACCTCGGCGAGCATCTGCATCTCCTTGTCCAGGCGCTCGAACCGGGCGCTGCGCACAAACTTCAGGAACGCCTCGATGTAGACGGGGTGATTGTCGCTCCTTCGAGCCTGCCGCAATTCCCCGGTCTCCTCGAACTCCACGATCTGCCTGGTGGCGTTCTCGGCATCGGCGTTCACGTCCGCCAGCACATCGTCGAAAGCCACCGACAGGTCCAGCATCTGCGCGGCGGCCCGGGGGCTCAGAAGCTGCATCTGCATGAGCATCTGCACATGCTGGGCCCGCACCATGGGGTTGTCGGGCAGGAGCGCGTCAGGCTGCATCTTGAACGAGGCCACCTTCCGCAAGCTCTCCCGGGACAACTGCACCAGCTCCGGCTGCCTGGTCCTTCCAACCACCATCGCCTGCACCTCGGGCGGCATCTCCTCCTGGGCGATCTTCAGCGCCATGGTGAACAGCGGCTCGAACACATCCTTCGCCAGCCGTGCCGCGCTCGGCAGGTTCCGCCACTTGTCCGCCTGCTGCAGCACCAGGTGCCCCGCGCCGCTCTGGATGGCCCCCGCGGAAGCCCCCTCCGACACCGGAGCGTTGTTGGCCAGGCGCTGCATGTCATCCTGGGCAATCGAGATCACCAGGTTGTTGTCGGCGTTCAGCGGCGGCGGCTGGCTCATCACAGGGGGGCCAAAGGATGGGTTGAACTCCACGATTTCCCCGGCAGAATCATCCATGGCCTCCTGGCTCACGGACCCCGCCGGTGCAAACACCTTCGCCCGGAACCTCTCCATGTGGTCCACCTTCAGCGACACCGCCCGGTTCCTCACCTGCTGAGGGGCGATCATCTGGTGGACGCGGCTCTCCGCGTAGAGGGTCCCCGGAACCGGGATATCCTGGATGGCGAAGTAGGGCAGTCGCTCCCGCCAGACCGGCAGAAGCCCCCGCCACTCCAACACCTCCTCTCCGGCCAAGGTCACCACCGCGCCCTCAGGGAACAACCCCTCCGGACCCTGGGGCCGCACCCACGCCTCGGTAATCGCCACCCGCTCCTGATCCTTGTCCCCGCCGAAGGATGCCGCCACCGTGGCATCCAGGCCTGCAAGCTGCGGCGCGATCTCCCGAAACCGCCGCATCCCCCCTTCGATCTTGTCCGCCACTTCCGGCCACCGCCGCCGGGCCTCATCTACCGCCATGACCTCCTCGTCGAAGAGCACCGGCAGGTCCTCCACCCGCTCGTACCCCAGCGGCACCGTCACCGCGAAGGGGTTCCGATAGGTAATCCCCACCCGGGGCTGCACCCCCTCCGACCCATCCTTGAACAGCATCGGCTCCCCCCTCTCCAGAAACAGCCGGTACCAGCACACCCCCGTGGTGACCACCCACCGGGCCACCCGGTCGTAGTCCCTTTCCATCCCCGTGGTCTCCACGATGTACTCCGGGAACCTCGCCGCCGCCTTCGCCGCCAGCCGCGCCTCCGGGTCCGGGCTGGTGGGCTGAGGCGTCATCCGCGGCACCCCGCCCAGGAACCGCGCCACCATGGTCTCCACATGCTGCACGATGTGGTTCCCCACGTAGGCGGTTTCGTCCGGGTCCAGCTCCAACTGGTACAGCTCCCCCAGGTGCTCCGAGGATTCCGTGTACTGCTCCCCCCGGTAGTGGGCGATCGACTTCAGGGCTCGGGTCTCAAAAGCCTTCTTGTCCCGCACCGCCTCCTTCAACCGATCCAGCACCCACGCCACGGCCTCTTCGTCCGGCTTCTCCAGCGTCACCTCGCGCCCCTTCCCCCGGATCACGTCGAAGATGCTGCTCATCGTAGGTACCTCCCACGTCGCAGCGCACGCCTGGTGCGGTGCTGCTGGTCAATCAAGGCCCGTGCCGCCCAGGCCGCCGTGTGCTGCTGTCTCCTCACATCTTCCGCCGGGTCCACCCGGAACACAAGCCCCTCGTGGATCACCAGGGCAATCGCCGCCGCCATCAGTCGGTCGTCATGGCACCCGCGCTGAGCTTCCGCTTTCCACCATCGACGGCTCGCCGACTTCTCCATGTAGATGAACGTGGTCATCTCCTCCACCATCGCCGCATCGTAGATCCCCACCGCCCGGTCCTTGATAAACCGCCTCAGAGTCTCCACCAACAGCGGCCGGGTTGACACCGTGGTCGCCCACCCCAACTTCCCCGTCCGCCTCCCCGTCATCCTGTCAGGCGCCGCCTGGCGTTGGTAGAGGCTCGGGTACATCCGATCCCCCGCCCCCGATAAACCCCGGGTAACCTCCTGCAGCAACACCTCCCCGCCGCCAGTCACCTCGATTCCCACCAGCGCCGTGTTGTACCAGTATCCCAGTGTCGCCACCTGGAACGCCAGCTCCAGATAGTTGCGCCCCTTCCCCCACCAGGTCGCCACAAAGTCCCCCGTGTCACGCCTCAACACCTGCATCGCTGTCGGGTCCCCGTCATCACCCGGCGCCGAGGGGTCCACCGCCACCACGTACTCTTTCCCCTCCACCGGGCGCTCCCACACCTTCAAACGCCCCTCCCCCTCCTTCATCACACACTCCCGCTCCCCATACTTGCGCTGCAGCTCCCCCTTCCACATGGGCGCCCTCGCCTGCTCGTGGTACCAGGTCACATCATCCGCCCCAAATACCGACGCACCCCCCAACGGAACAAACAACCCGTGCAGCCGCACCGCTACCTGCGCCTCATTCCCCAACGAGTTCTTCAGCCTCTCCCTCTCCTCCTCCCCAAACCCCGGGTTGTCCGCCGTGGGGATCACGATCGACCACACCTCCGGGTCGTTCAGCTCGTTCTTGTACACCCGCTGAAACATGTAGGTCATGCCGTTCAACATCGGCGTCATTGCACCCCAAATCCGCCCCTCCTGGTCCCCCACTCGAAGCATCGCCTCCTGGAACACATCCTCTGGCGGCTCCTCGTCAAAGTACACCCCCTGCAACGACACCGACTCCCACGCACGCCTACCCGCCTGGTAGGTCCGGAACCTGCACACAGAACCCGAAGACGTTACGAAGCTCGCCCCTCCTATCTGTATGTCTACCACCGACTCCCCAAACCACCGGCGCACCAAACCGCCCCTCCAGTTCTCCCCTACAAACGGGTCCGCTATGTGATCCTTCCGGTCCACGCCAAGGAAGTACGTCCCAGGACCACCCGTCCGAATAAACGGATGGTCGTCCTGCATCAACATCGCAAGCTCGATGATTGCCGCCGTGGTCTTCCCTGAACGGTTGCCCCCAAATATCCACTTGCTCCGCTTCGTACACCGGAAGAACTCCAACTGCTTCTCGTGGGGCACAAATAGCAGATACGGCTTCTTGACCGCCAACCACTGAATCCCCTCAAGCACCTCCGGGGTCGCAACTTCCTCCACCCACCCCGCAACCTCCTCCGAAGAATGCTGCTTGATGTACTCCAGGTCAATCTGACCCGCGACCGGACGCGCCTTCACCCGTCACCTCGCATCTCCGCATAACCGCCCGCCAACGTAGACCCCAATTCCAGCCCGCACTGCCTCGCCTTGCTCACCAACTCCGCCACATCCAACCCACCACCACCCCCTCCAATCGCTCGGGCCTCCGTTACACCCAGCATCGCCGCCAATCGCTCCAACACACGCACTCGCGTCGCCGTGTCCTTCACTCGCCCCGCCGCCTCGTACTCATCCAACATCATCCGCACCAATGTCCCCAACCCACCACCACGCACCGCACCACAGTGCTCACACCGCCCGCCCCGAATCAGATCCAACGCTTCCCCCGGCAACTCCCAGGGTAGGCGCTCGCCATAAAGCCCCAGGTCCGACACCGGCACCTGGCGCTCCGTCAGGGCCGAAGGGCGCTCCTCTCTCTTCGCCATGCCGCCAATCTCGCACACACCCACGGCTCTGGTCAAGCCAGGGGTGTGACAATAAGTCACAGTTGAAAATTGGGGGTCGGGGGCGTGGGGGTGGGACTCCTTTGGGGCCATAGGGGTACACCCACTTTGGGGGCCACCCCTTCGAGCCAGCCGCCCGGCCCCGGAACCCAGCGGTTGCCGAGACCCATCCGTGTCGGTTAGCAACCCAACCATCCCGGTTTACCGGCGCGCGTCCAACTGGCGCCGTTCTCCGGAGTCCGCCCTGGCGTGCCACCCCGGCCGCACCGACCCGGAGGGGGAGAGCGAGCCAACGCGCGGAGGCAGCGGCTCCCACCTACCCGGGGTCACGCGCGTGCCCGCCCAGCAGCAGAGGGAGAGCACCCAGGGGCGGCTCCCCGGGCCCACGCGCGAGATATGAGACGACGGGAGACAGCACCGGGAGAGAGGAGCAGCGAGCCCAGGGGTGGTCGCCGCGTCGAGATGGAACGCCAGGGGGACAGCAGAAGCAGCTCCGACGATGCCGCAGACACCGTGAGAGCAGCGCAGGGTTGGCCGAGCTCGAGGCGAGGGTAGCGGTCGACGGCCCGGAGCTCGATCAAGGGGCGCCACAGGTACGCGGTGAGGGGGTCGAGGGGGCATGAGACCGGGACGAACGCGGCATGACACGGGCGTCACGGGAGGGGGGAGCTGAGGGGGTCGTAGGTCCCACCCCCCGCCCCTCGGGTATCCGCTCCCCTGGCCGCCTCTCTAGCAGTCCTGCCCTCTCCGGTGCCGCCGGTGCCCTACAGCAGCTCTCCCGGATCCCCGGACGCCCTAGGTCCGTAGGACCTGATCTCCTTGGGGGTCACGTCTGACCCCCCCCTGTCAAGCCCCCCCTGGGCCCTGAGTGATTCTCGGCACTTAGCCCCTGTCCGTTTCCGCACTCCAGTAGGCTCCTCCCGTGCTCCAGGGTCATTCGTGACGCGGTGACGATCCTTGCATGGGTCATGGCGGACTTCGTCACCGTGGTCCCTCTCGGATCCCCTTGCCCCTTGCGGTCTTTGCCTGGGTCACCAATGACCCTGGTACACCTTGCGTGGGTCACCGCCCTTCCGGGCCCCCTGGGTCATGGAAAACCTGTTGCTACCAGTAACCTTTTCCCCTGCCCACCCCTGGCACGCGGGATGCATATGCCTGGAGGTGTCGGCGCAAGGGGCGCCGGCGTAACCGAGGAGGAGAGACCATGACCGATACGATCGAGAGGATGACCGAGGAGCTGCGCCGCGACTTCCGCCCCGCCCCGGGGGAGGTGGGGACGGGCGTACACGAGTACGCCCAGCATGAGAGCGTGATGCGCGCCCGCTGGGGGCGCGACTTCGACGCGGAGGCCTTCCGGGCGGCCGTCGCGGCCGCCATGGAGCTGGACGCGGAGGAGGATTGAGATCATGACCGCCCCCACCGTTCATCGTGCCAGCCTGACCGGGGCGCCCGTATGCGGCGCCACCGGGCCGGTCTCCACCAGCGGTGTGGCCGTCACCTGCCCCTCGTGCCGGGATCGGACCGCCCCTGCCGCCCGAGCTGCCGCATGGGCGGCCATCGAGGAGGCGGCACGGCGGGCCCGCCAGGAGCCCACGTCATGACCGCCCCGACTCCCTACGCCCTGGCTCTGGCCCTCGCCAGGGTCCAGGCAGACCCCCTCGACCCCCGGGCCCGGGAGGCCCTCGCCGTCATACTGGCGGCCCTGGGTCTCTCGGGTCCGGCCCTGGAGGCGACCCGGGCGGCGCTGGAGCTCGCCCGGTGACCGAGATTCGCCTTGAGCAGCTCGGTAGCGCCTACCTGGTGACCATGACGCACCGCGCCAAAGGCCACAAACCCCGCCGCCTGGCCACTTTCCGGGCCCCCACCCTGGCCCGGGCGGAGCACATCATCCACCACCTGGCCGCATTGGCCACGGAACCCCCTGTCGTAACGCGGGGTTAGCGCACCCGCCAGCGCCGGGTCCGGGCTCCCATCGGGGCCCGGGTGAGCAGTCGCCGGCGGGGCTGGGGTCGGTCATGGCCGTTGAGTACCTGGTCCCACATGCGGGCAGGGGGTAGCTCGGGAGCTGGAGCGGGAGTCCCACCAGGGGACCGCAGGGACCTGGCCTCGCCCATGGAGAGAGCGGGCTTCAGGTACAGAGGGGGCGGCACCTTCCGCCTGCTCCCCCCGCGTTGTCGCTGTCGCTCGACGACGATCCGCGCGTGCTCCACGTCCCAGAAGGCCGCCACAGGCACTCCCAGCGCCGCGGACAACCGCGCCAGGGTTTCCGGACGAGGCACGCGGCCGCCGTTCTCCCAGCGTGAAAGGTGGTGCTGGTAGCACCCCAGGATATCGGCCAGCTCGTATTGGGTCAGCCCCCGGGCCTCCCGGAAATGCCGTAGCAGGATACCGAGGGGCTGGCGCCAGGGGCGCTTGGCACCCCACCTACCCCTGCCCAGCCGCCAGCGCCAGACCTTCACCCCGCCCGGGCGATCACATCCTGCACGGACATGATCAGCAGGTCCTCGCCGGGAAGGTCCTGCCCCGAGTGGAAGGCGAACAGCACGCGATCCCCGGGGGTTACCTCTTGAACTCCTGGTCCCACAGAGACAACCACCCCGGTCTGGGGGGGGCGCTGGGCCCGGCCAGGGACCTGGATCGATCCCACCTTCTCCAGCGGGGCATCACGCCTCACCACCACGCCATCGCCCAAGGGCTCCCAGTGAGCCCCATCAGCCGGGGCTCCGGCTACATCCTCAGCCTCTCGTCCTATGCGCTCGAATTCGCTCACCACGGCCTCCTTGCCCCGCACACGGGGATTCTATCGTGTCTCCCCCCAAAATCCCAACACAGCCCAACCTCGCGCGCCTCAGGGGGTCTCCTACCCCTGGGCATAGAGCCCGATGCACACCGCGTCGCTCGCATCCGGGCCCGGGGCCTCCAGTCCGGCATCACGCGCCATGCCCGCCGCGAGGGCCTGGGCTAGCTGCTTGCGCATGGGACTGCGCCCCCGAGCCCCGATGAAGCGCTGCCAGTCGCAGGGCCGGACCAGCACGACCTCGGCGCCGGCGCGCATCCCGGTGAGGCGCCAGGTGTGGGCGATGCGGATGAGGGTGAGCAGGTTACGCCCGGCTCCGCCCCCAGCGGCTCCGTGGTACGGCAGCCACTGGTCCTCCACGGCCACCACTGCGGGGCCGGCCTCGGTCACGGCCGCCAGAGCTCTCTCCCATCCCCGCCACCCGGCGTCCATGCGGACGGCCGCGTGATGGATCAGCCGCCGCCCCTCGAAGAGCGCCAGACCCGTGTGGGTCCCGGGGTCGATGGCGAGGAGCCTAGAACTCCGGGGCATCGGGGACCTCCTCGCCGTAGTCCACCACGCGGGGGCGGGACCCGGACCCCTCACCAGCCGCCGAGAACCGGCAACAGGCGTAGTCGCTCCGCAGCCAGAGGAGCTTCCCCGCCGCACCATGGCGCTGCTTCTCGACCTTGAGCGCCACCGCCACCCGGGGCGGGGTGTTCCGACCGGACACCGCAGCCTGCACCCATCCCGGGGCCCCCCAGCGCTGGTAGGTGTCGGCCTTCTCCGGCCGGGCCAGCAACAGCACCGTGGACGCGGCTTGCTCGATGGCTCCGGACTCACGCAGGTCGGACATGACCGGCAGGCGCTCGCCCTTCACCCGCTGGGCCCCGAAGCTGCCCTGTTGCCGGTTGTATTGACTCGCCAGCACGATCGCGGTCTCGCTATCCCGCGCCAGGCGGGCCAACTCCCACACCGTGGCCGCCACCCGCTCCTCCCGGGAGCTGCGGGGCCCGCCAGGGTGCTTGAGGACTTGCAAGAAATCCACGACAACGAGCGCCGGCTCCTGGGCCCGCACCAGCGCCGCCACGTCACCGGCGCTACCGACAGACACCACCGCCAGCGGTAGCGCTCTGACCTCCTGGAGCGCTCGATCCAGCTTGCTCAGGTCCCCGGACAGTTCCCGGGTGGGTCGGCCAGACACACAGGCCGCCGCCCGGAGCCCGACCTCACGCGGCAGCATCTCCTGGCTGGCAATCACCGACTTGTGGCCCGCCCGGGCCGCCTCCACCGCGAGCTGCACCAGGAACGAGGTCTTGCCCAGCCCCGGGTGACCGCCGACCACCACCAGGTGGCCGGGGCGGATGGAGACCGCCTCGTCCAGCGGCCCGATGCCGGTCGAAATTGCCACGCGGGGGCCCGCCTCGTCCACGGCAGAGGCGAAGACCTGATCCCACAGGGCCTTGCCGCCTTCCAGCGGCGCCACCAGCCCCTGGAGACGGTCCGCGAGATCCCGCAGCTCCTGGGGCTCCGGGCCCTCAGTCGCAAGCGCGGCGACGCGCTCCCCCAATGCCGCCTCCCCCAGCAGCCGGACCATGGTCGGCACCTGGTGCCAGAGAGGCGGACCAGCGGCATCCATGCGACGGTGGAGTCCCAGGGCCAGCACCTCGCCCAGCTCGGCCCGGATCCGGTCCATCAGCCCATCGGGCCGGCGGTGCTCCAGCATGTGCTCGGCGATGAGCACCCACACCCGGCCTAACTGCTCGTCTTTGAAGTGCTCCGGGGAGAGTTGGGCCAGCAGGCCGTTGTCCAGACAGCCCTGGGGGTCATACCAGGCCGCGCAGGCGACCAGGGTCTCCAGGTGGGGCCGGTCGTGGATGAGGGTGCGGGCGAGGTACTTGGCGATCACGGCGATCTCCCGGTCAGTAGATAACCATCTCGGGGTCGATGTCCATCGGTGGCGCGGCGGGGTGGGCGAGATCCAGGAACGCCTCCACCTTCTCCCGGTTGCGCATGATGAGCTCCAGGCTGTCATACCGCCGGCCGTTGGGGTTCTCTCCCATATGCCATGGCGAGGCGGCGCAGCCGTCGATGGCTGCCAGCAGGTCGGCGGGATCTCCGTTGGTCTCGCGGAGACGGGCCTGGATCTTCTGCCGGCGAAGGGGGGTCAGCTTCGCGGCGCCGTTCTTGCCCATGACCTCCCGCCAGTGGTCGAACACCTGCCGGACGGTTCTCGGGTTCTTCCAGGGCGGGGTCTTCGAGGGGGTCTGGTCGGCTCCCGGCTCGGCGGGAGTCGACGAGGATCCGTAGCGAAGCGGAGGATCCGGATCTCTCTCCTGATCCTGATCCTGATCCTGATCCTGATCCTGATCCTGTTTTGCCATACCGTTACCGGAACCGTTCTGGGAACCGTTTCGGCAAGGGTTCGGGCACGCTTTCGCAAAGGCATCCTGAAAGGCTTCCCCGAAGTCTTCCATGAAGGCTCTAAGTCTGTGCCACGCCTCGGTTTTCAGGTCGCACTCGGGAAGCTCGTCCCAGTGACAGGCCCACCCCTTGACGACGTTCGGATTGGGCGGCGGGTTGTGCTTGATGGCGTTCGGGAGCCAGACAAAGCGGGCGTCCCAATCTGCCTTCGCCATGCCCCTCTGAGATAGTTCTGAGAAGGCTTCGAGGAACGTTTCCAGAAACCGTTTCGGTAACGGTTCCCCAAACGGTTTCGCATTGATGGAGACCAGCACCTCGGCGAAGTGGAGCCGCCCCCCCACGATGGCCCCGGGTAGGCTGGTGGTCTCGGGTCCGGTGAGAAGGTAGACCCACAGCAGCTTGGCGGTCGGGGAGAGCCCCCGAAAGCGCTCATCCCCCCACATTCTGACGTCGATCTTCCTGTAGCGGGCCATCGCTCAGCTCAACTCCCCTCCACCCGGGACCGGCGCCCAAAGGGCTGTGAGGACCAGGAGGGCGGTCCGGCCCCGAGTGAAGGGAAACTTGTTGTCTATCCTGATCCTCACACCACCCGCCTACCCCTCCTCGGGCAGGGTGTCAAGGGGACCCAGCTCCACATCCCACGCCCAGGAGCAGCAGTCGCACCCCCCAGGGCAGGGGGCGGGCTCGTCCTCGGGGCAGGGGCAGAGCGCATAGGGCTGGTCAGTCATTGCCCAGCCTCTCATCCAGCCAGTCCTGGATCGCATCCAGGCCGGCCCAGGTATCCTCGTGTTCCAGGTAGATATCCGCCAGAGTCGGCCCGCCGCCTCGCCGCCTCCAGGCGCGGTGACCCCGGGGCGGGTAATCCGCCATCACAGGATCCCACCCCGGGGGTCTCGTCGCCTCCCATGCCCCGGTCTCGGCCCCGGAGAGCTCGAGGTAGAGCCGGGTGGAGTCGAAGAACCGCCGCACGGTGAGGGGTGGCCTCATCTCGGCCCCAGGGGGAGAGGGGGATCCGCCACCAGGCAACGCAGCAGCTCCCGGACGTAGGCGCTGGTGCTCTTGCCGTGAGACCGGGCCAGCCGCCGCACCCCCAGCCGTGTCCGCGGGTCCAGCTCCACCGTGATGGTGGTGGGGACATCGGCATCCTGGTCCAGGTATCTCTCGACGACCCCCTCCTCGGCCGGCCCGAGGGGTGACAGCTCACCATCCTCCTCCCAGACCACCATCGACGGCTCCAGGGGGATATCCGGGCCCTGCTTGCGACACTGCTCCCGCCTCCGGAGGCAGGCCACGGCGCTGGCCAGGTCCCCGTGGGCGTGGGCGCAGGGATCGCCCCAGGGGGGCAGGGAGCGATATCCGGGATCAGTCGCCATGTCGCACCTCCCCCCACACCTCCACCGGCACGGCGCCCTGAGACCACCTCTGGAGTGCCAGGGCACGGTCCAGAGACGGCAGGCAGCGGCCGTGCTCCCAGTGGGCGATGGCGCCCCGGGTGGTCTCCAGGGCGGCGGCCACGTCGTCCTGGGAGAGGCCCAGGAGGGCCCGGTATTCTGCGAGGGTCATGCGGGCTCGTCCCAGGTGGCGGCAGGCACCCCCAGGGCGATCTCCATGCTGATGCGGGCCTCGGCCCGGGGGCTGCTGACTCCCCGGAGCCACCCCCTCAGGCTGGAGCCGGGCACCCCGGAGCGCCTGGCCGCCTCGGAGATGCTGCACCCCTCCCGCTCGATGTACTCCCGGGCCAGCGCGGCCCCTCGCGAGGGGGCGGGGTCCTGCCGCGCCCGGGGGCGAGAGGCCACCTCGATGGTGTCCGTGGTCCCCCGGAGCACCTGCATGGCAGCCAGCTCGGCGGTGAGCAGGTCGTGGACGGCAGATGCTATCTGCGTGGCCCGGGCCAGCCAGGCGTCAGGTGCGCCGGCGTCGCCCCTGGCCACCCCCTCGTGGGCCTCGACCAGTGCGTCGAGGATCGCGGTAGTGGCCTCGGCCTGGATGCCGGTGCCTAGATCGATGGGCATGGTCTCCTCCTTGGGTGGGTCTGGTGGGTCTGGCAGGGGCGGGGCGGGCTCCACCACTAGCGAGAGGTCGCCGCCTGCTCCCAGGGCGGCAACTCGCCCCTCCGGGATCAGCTCCCAGGCTGGCGTCCCGGCAGGGACTCCCGGTGGCGGGGCGGTGGAGTAGCTGGCCCTGGGCGGCCTCTCCGGCAGTGTCTCCATGCGGGCACCCTAGCACAGCTAGCGGCACCCCGTCAATCGCGCCACCCAGAGCCCCACCTCGCCGGTGCCGGAATCGCGATCAGCCCCATCCTACGCGGGATTCGGGAGGGCTTGACAGCCCCCGCTAGACCTGCTAGCGTCACCCTCAGATGGGCGGCGCATGCTGCGCCGCCTGGAGGAGGACACCCCATGACCACCACCTACCTACACCCCGATCACCACTGGCGCGCCCGTCTCCAGGAGGCCCAGGCCCGCCGTGCCGCCGCCGTGAGGCGCGCCCTGGCCCGGGACCGGAGGCGGCGTCGGGTCTCCCTGATCATGTCCATCTGCCTGGCGGCCGCCACCATCGCGCTGGCAGCCTGCCTGTACCTAGAGCTGGCCCACTAGGGCCCGGAGGAAGCCATGAGCAAGCCGAAAGTAACCGCGCTGGCCACCGCCAGCCCCGCGCCCACCACCAAGATTGTGATCATCGGGGACGTGGAGGTCCTCGTCCGCCGCGGGGCAGACGGCTCTATCCGCAGCGTCAAGGCCACCAAGGTCCTCTCCGAGGAGGCGGGCCATATCTTCGTCGCGCGCAAGCGCAACGGAGAGATCGCCACGATGGGCCTCACCGCCGAGGCCTACCTGGCCCTCAATCAGATCGCCGGGCTCCACGTTTTCACCCCGCCCACCGTCATCGTGGACGGCGAGGAGAAGGGAAATCCCTACGTGATCCGTGATCCCGAGAGCCACGCCGCGGACCGGATCATCATCCGCAAGATCGCCCTGGGTCGCTCGCCCACCGGCAATCTCGTAGCGGTAGACGAGACCCTCGACTACAGCCCCAAGCAGTATCTCCTGGAGGCCCTCGCCAAGAAGGCGAGGTGGCTCAAGGGCAAGGACAAGGCCATCCAGTACCGGACCCAGCAGTCTCTGACCGAGGAGGAGTTGGCCACGCGCCTTTTCTTCCCGACCGTGAGCGCAGGGATGGGCCAGGTCGGCGGCTACCTGGTGGACCCCTCCAATGAGGAGGTCATGGGGGCGCTCACCGACTACCAGAATAAGACGAAGTTCGCCGAGCGGGCGGCGAGCACCATCTGCCATCGCCGCGCCCTCTCGAAGCACCCTGCCATCAGCCGCACCAAAGCCTCTATCTACTTCACCGACGACAACCGGGCCCGGGCGAAGGTGCCTGTGGTCGGGTGGATGGAGGCCGACGCCCGGCTTGACCGGGTGGGCGAGATCGCCATGGCCGTCTCCAGGGGGGACCGCCCCCGCGGGGTGGAGATCGAGGTTGACCGGTCGGTGGTGGATGCCGACGAGCTGGAGCTGGACCACGCGGCCGTCGAGGCCGAGGAGGGTGGCATGGTTGCCGACACCCCCGAAGCCGAGGAGGAGGCCGTACCGCCGGCGGCCGACGCCGACCACGCAGACCAGAAGCTCCGCCAGGCTGTGTTCAACGGCCTGATGGAATTGAATTCTGTCGACGAGCGCGCCCTCCAGGAGGTCTGCGAGAAGCTCGACGTGATCGACTTCGAGGACTTCGCCCGGGACGCCAGCAAGGGCCGGCTCGTGCGGGCCCGTAAGGCCATCGCCGCCGCCCTCAAGGCCGCGGCCGCCAAGGAGGACTGACATGAGGATCGAGACCGTCACCATCAGCGGACTGCGCGGGCAGGCAGCGACCCACGACCTCGCGCCCGTGACCGTGCTCGCCGGCCCCAACGGCTCGGGCAAGAGCGCGGCGCTGGAGGCCATCGCCCGGGCCATCCAGGGAACCAAGGGGCGGGCCCACCAGCAGGTGATCGAGCAGGCCCCGGCCGGGGAGGACGTCGTGGTGGATCTCGCCCTGGAGGGCGGGACCATCCGCCGCGCCTGGCGCCGCACCAAGAGGGGAGGGGTCAAGGCCGAGTGGCATTCCGCCCTGACCCCCGGGGGCAGCGAGGAGGAGGCCGCGGCGGTCTTCGGGCCCCTCGGCTACCTCGATGCCCACCAGGTGGCCGCCATGACCGCCAGCGAGTGGCGAGGCCAGCTCCTGGCCCTGCTGTCCGGCCGGGATGCAGGGGTGGACCTGTCCGACCTGCCCGACCGACTGAAGCCCGCCACTGACCTGCCGCCGGTGGAGGCCCTCCAGGAGGCGAGCGCCAAGGTGGGCGAGTGGGCCCGCGAGGCCCAGGCTGCCCTCCAGCGGCTCAGGAAGACTGCGGAGACCATGGCTGCGGACGGAGGCGCCGCGGTCTCCCAGGCCAAGGTGGACGAGGCCGCCAAGGCCCGCACTGCGGCCGAGGAGGAGTACCGGCGCCTCTCGGATGAGATGGCCGACGCCCAAGCCGCGGCCCGCGAGGCTCGGGAGCGGACCGCTCGCATCGAGCGGCTACGCGACCGCGCCCAGGCGGCTACCGCGGACCTGGCATCCATCGAGAGGGAGGTCGGCGAGGCCCACCGGCGGTACGAGCAACGGGTCGAGGCCGCGGAGGGGTCCAAGGATGCCGCCCGAGACGCCCGCGAGGAGGAGCGCGCCGCCAGGGCCGAGGCCCAGCGCCGGGCCGAGGAGCTCGGGGCCGCCAAGGCAAAGCTCCGCGGGCTCATCGAGGCGCTGGAGCACGGCACCTGCCCCACCTGCCACCAGGAGGTGGGCGAGGAGGTAGGAGCCGACCGGGTCGCCACGGAGGAGCTGATCGCCCGCATCGAGGAGAGCGGGGAGGCGGCCCGCCAGACGGCCCAGACGGCTGCCAAGGAGGCCCAGGAGTGGGAGCTGGCCGCCCGAGAGACCCAGCGTGCACAGGAGGACCTCCGCGTCGTCGAGGGGCGCCTGAAGGATGCCAGGAAGATCGCGGAGCAGGCCCGGGAGGACCTGGCCCGGGAGGAGGCCGCGGAGCAGGCCCCCCAGGAGCTGCCCGACCTCGAGGTCCTGCGTGCCCAGGTCGAGGCCGCGGAGCAGGCCATGCGAGCCGCCCGGGACCGGGCCACGGATCTGGCCGGCCAGGCCGAGGCCGCCAAGGCCAGGGCCCGGGCCACCGAGGCGCTCCAGGAGGCCCAGGAGGAGCGCGACGAGGCGAAGCGCTGGCGCGAGGAGCTGGCCATCCGCGAGGCGGCGCTCATCGCATCCCTGATGGAGCCCCTGCGCGACGCCTGCCAGCTCGCCGGCGAGGCCCTGGGGCTGCCGGTGACCTGGGGCGGCCTCGATCCGCT